CTTTCTTTTCCTTGGCGGTGAAAATATTATCATTTTCTTGAAAGGTGTATCCAAGAGTTGCCGCGATTTGTAGCTGTCTTCCCGATTTAAGGGCCCCACTTTCGGGGGTCTTACTAGAGCCTGGGAGTTTTTTTGAATCTGGCACCCTCATAAGGATTAAATCTGCCAATTGAGCGAAAGACTTGTTCGGGGTATAGAACAGAGTTGACAAAGTGTCTATTTCGAATTCCAATGAGGTTTCCATCATACCTAGGCCTGCTTCGAACGGATTGTTGCCCACATAATCTATATTAAAATTTTTCAAAACTGCTGAATTTGCAGAAAATGCGCGGGTCTTATCCAAAAGACCATCGGATGTGAAATTGTAATCCGTTGTCACTGGAAAATAGAATGGCCTATACTGTCCGCCGTCGACCCTATACAGCCTGACTTCTGGCACCAGGAAAGATAGCTTATGGTTCTCAATATTTAGAAAGTCTCTCTCAAGCCTATAATCTTTTCCATGATCCGGTGGGTTCTTTATTTTTGAGATTATGCACTCAGGGTTATAGGCGCCGGCCAACTTAGCCATAGGGACAGTTTTCTGAAATCCAGATTTTGGCCCGAACGTGCTTTGAGTTAAGACACTATCTTGGCTGGAGCTGGTGAGACCTTCAAGTAATTTATACTGTAAGAATGATTGAGGAATTAATAGGTTCTTTTTTTTCTTTGTTGTCATAACTCACTCACATTATAAGCTTGACCAATGGCTGTTTCTACTGGCAATGGCACTAAAATAGTATCTCCAATGTTACAATGCATATCCATGGGCTTTGAGTTGAACCAAGCCAAAACCCACCAGTATCTAGCCTGGCCGTAATACTTGTATGCTATTTTGCTCAAACTATCCCCGGTGGCGTAGAGATGTTGCATCACCTCTATCTCTTTTAGGAAAGATTCCTGTGATGGGTCACCATAAGTAATCAACCCAAAGTGTTTAATCTTATTTGTACCTGTGCGGTTCATAAAATCACGATATACTTCATCTGAGTTGTTATATATAAATCCGTATTTATTCCAAGTTGTCATATCAATTGTCCTCCTATCATAGCTTGATTGGGCTACGCTGCTTAGGCCCCTTGAACCCATAAGGGAAACCTTCCGACAAGAACCTTCCAGATTCAGTGAACCCGAGCGGCGTTTCATGTAGAGGTTGCAAGTTGACACTCATATTATATACGACTGGTACTAATTTATTGTCACTGGTTATAAAGTGCCCCTTTTCGAATTGTGGATTGAAGCTTAGCGAACTCATTGTTGACAACAGGCCCGCTCCAGATGGAGCACTTATGTAGTTGGCGTATTTCACCCTCCACATAGGCGGCGCTTTGATTGTTCTAGCATTGTTGCTGTTGCCGATTGGCGAACTGTACACAGGATAGCACATCTGCAACAGGCGGCTGTACTTTTCGAAATTCTCAACACACTGTTCTGCATCTACTCCCAGTATATCAAAAGCAACCTGAATAGCCCGAGATGTTGACTGGTAATGTTTGACAGGATCATTTCGTCCGAAAGTTGTTTCTCCGCCGAAACCGACGGTAAAATTGTCACTGAACGAAGTTAAAAAAGCGGGAAACTTTATTTCCTGTCCCGTTGCGACGCTTTTAAATTTTATCTCTCCAATTTCAGAGTTCTTTTTTGCTATCTCGTGAAACCAATTTCCATTTGTTTCTGTCATTTTGTTCTCCTTCAGCGATTATCGCTGTATGTGCGCCTTTTGTCCCATATTCTATTTTCAACTCAGACCAATTGCTTTAAAGCATGGTTGACTGCTACTTTTGTCCCCTCTCCTAGATTCAACTCCAGAACCAAGCCACTCATCGCCTCGACCATCACCGCGCGGACATCGACGGCGCCGAGCTTTAGGTCGGGTTTTGGTGTTCCGTCGCTGGTTGTATTCGTTTCGTCGCGTTTCTTTTTCTTTGCTTCGTTGAATTTCTTTAAAGCAGACTCTTTCGCCGCGGGAGTGAGGTTTTTGATTGATTCAGGAATTGCGTCTTCTTCTTCCTTGAGGGCTTTGAGGGCGGCGGCGCTGTCTCCACGGCCCGATCGCGCGCGTTGGATCTCATCGAGCTTCCCGCCGGCGAATTTTGGCACCTTATCGATTATCACCTGCTCTGCCATGGACACAATATCATCAGTTCGTGCTGAGGGTATAGCGATTCTACTCGATGACTCTAGCATATCAGCCAATTGTGCATAGGCAGCGGAGTCTTGTTTTTCGGTCATGGTTTCTTCACCGGCGAGTTGGATTACTCTGGCAAGTGCTTTGCGGAATGTTTGCGTCTCATCGGCATCGGGGTCCATGGTCATCAATCTTTTTGTCAAATCGGATATCTGTGAAAATCTTGTCCTCGATCTTCTCCAGGCTTTTAGATCATCCGTTCCGAGGGTTTCTTTGATCTTTGTATCCCGGCCGAATTCAACGAAATCCTTGGCGTCCATTGCGCTCATTCTTTGGTCGAGAACCTTGCCGCCGCGAGAGGCTGGTATATATCTTGCTCTGTCTTCTACCCAGGCGCGTTCAAGGGGATTTAGAGACACGTTTTTTATCATCGTGGTCATTTCGACCAGGGCGTTTCTCAAATCGGTCGCCTCGCCCTTTCCAAATACCGATTTGCCAGCAGCTGCTACGGCCGCTTTGGAAGATTTAGCGTCTGGAGTGCCTCCTGTTTTTTTAGCTAGTATGGACTTGAGCGATCCGTCGCCTGATTTCCCTAGAATATATTTTCTTGTATCTTCCTTGCTAAAACCTGTCAATTTTGATACCGTATTAAGAGCGAACTTTCCGAGCTTTCCGCCCGATTTGATTTCATTATAAATTGGGTGACCCTGAAGGACCTCCCTCACTTTAATCATTCTTTCGGCTTCATCCATCATGAGTATCTCGTTAGGACTGAAGGCGTTTGTCCCTAGAATAGCGTTAAGTTGTCCGGTGAATGCTGCGGCGCCGGAAATTGTGTCTAGCTTGTCCCCAAAGCCGCCCATGAACGTACCTATCCCCACTCCGGTTTGTTGGCTTAGTTTCTGCATCTTTTTAAATTGCTCGGCCACCTTCGGAGCTTCATAGGACAATGATTTTGCAACCAACTGAAAGTTTTGTGAAACAACAGATGGCATCATTTTCATTTCTTTGGCGAAGTCGAAGAGGCCTTGATTTATGCTCTTGACCTCCTTACCCGTAAGAGCAAACATGTTCTGGGCCAGATCCATGTTTTTAGTATATTCGCTGAAGCTCAGCCCAAGGCGGTCCATGGCGGCTGCTTGACTAGCGAATTGCTCTGCTAACTGGGCTCCGTCCGGAAGGTTCTCAGACATGACTCCAAATTGCTCGTATTTCTGAGCTAGTTCTTCTATTCCTTTTGCGCCTAGGCTGGCGTTACCGGTTAGGCGATCGAAGTTTGCCGCCACAGCCTCTAGAGATTTGTTCAGTTTTGAGCCTGGGGCGTACGTCAGTCCAGTTGCGTTGAGCGTTCGCAAAGTGTTGGTTAGAGCTTCCAGGCGTTTGATATCTATCTGGCCCATGGCCAGCATTGAGGGGCCCCCGACCTCGTAAGAGCCCTTCGATTCTTGAATCTGTTCTTCAAGATCCCTCATCTTGGCCAGGATCTTCTGCATGTTTTCCGGGGTGGCGGTGTCCTTGATTTTGTCTTTCGCCTTTGAAACTATCCCGGGTTTTTCATTATTGTCGCCCTCGGGCATGAGTGTTCTCCTGTCTGTGAGAGACTTTTTTCATCTCTTTGTTATAATATAATTAGATGTTTTTAAGATTATTGCTCTTGGTCTTGTTGTAAGTTTAATATGTTTCTTTCTACGAACCACTTTCTAAGACCTATTGGGAGGTTATATACTTCTGTAAATGAAAAGTTACCTTCCTTCATAAGGAAAAAGATTTCTTCATATACGACTTGGCGAATATATTCAGATGTCGGTACGAAAAAAGGCCCAAGAAATAGGCGCCTCTCTTTCGGTCTTTGCTTTGCAGACCTCGCACGATACGTCTTGTTTTGTACTCAATATCGGCCGACAGGAGCTATAAAAATTAACAATCTGCTTTGCATCAGCAGCTGGAAGTACGGAAATTAATTTTTTAAGCATGTTCGCATCTGTCACATCGTTTGCAGACACCAGCACCTTTTCTAAAAAAGATGTTGTATAATTATAATCAAGGTTATATTTTACTTTTTTTTCTTTTTCTTCGTCGAGCTCTCTCTCGTGGCGCGATGAGAAATTTTCAAGCTCCACTTCTATATCTGAGACACCTAGAATACACCTAAACGTATCGGTATTTGAGTTGTATGCCACGTCTTCTTCGTTTACTTCCATAACCGAGGATTTAGTTAGGTCGAAGGCGTGGTTGGTTCTTTTGTTGCATTCGGCGCACATAATAACAGACTCATAAGAAGGCCCGTAACCTGTAATGCGAGCTTGTAATAAAATTGCCATTTTGTCTTCTTCTAAAAGATCTTCGGCTCTAATAGCGGTGTTTTGCAGCAAGCTGTCAATCAACTTGTCGAATGAACCAACATCATTTTCGGAAGCTGACGACAATATGTCTTCTTCTTTTGCCGTCATGTGCTTTATCTCTAGTTCGCCAATGCCGTGCACGGGACTAGATACAGGATAATATTCCCCACCGGATGGGAGGACGATCGTTTCGACCGGGGAGACAAAAGATAGCCCAAAAGGATTATCAGGTTGTTTTGGAGGTTGAGGCCTGGTGGGCTCAACTTCTTCAGTTTCTTCAGTCTCTTCAGCTTCTTCTTGCTTGGGTGGTTCTTTATATTCTGAATTTGTTTGTGGTTTTAATTTTCTAGAGTTCCTAGTCACTATTACTCTCTTTCGTTTTATATATTATAACACAGGGCAGTTCAAATTTCAATATTTTATGCGTTATCTTTGCCTGGGGTTGAATTTGGATCACCCATAGTCCAAGTCATCTTTCGATCTGTCTTGTCAATATTGATTTCTGGAGGATTAAGCACTGCCCAATCGTATTTTATACCAACCTGAATGTTTATACCTTCGTCAGAACCATAATCTAGGCCGTCAAAATTAACTGAAGTTATTTGAGGATTATTAAGTCTCCACGATTCGATAATTTTTCCGGATCCTTCTGCTGATATTTGATCGATTCTTATGAAATTACCCAAGCTGGCGACCATCTGTTTCTTGGAGATGGTTTTTTTGCCGGATTCGTCATCTAAAACCTTGTCCGGGAGCACATAGCCTGCAGATTTTATTATCTGGTACAATGAATTTGTTGCGTCAGGACTAACAGGATCAACCAAAGTGATGCTAACATCCTGCCAAGTCACCCTGCCGGGAAAGTGGAACTGGTGCTGCAAAAAATTATGTGCAGAGGTCCCCACCTGGAAAGAGGGCTTTGTTACTGATTTAATAATAAACTGTGGCGCTCCTGCAAAGTACAAAAGCCATCTGAATTTTCTCTTTGGCTCAATACGTGGGGAAGTCCAAAAATTATTTGCTGACATATTATAGGTCTCCTAATAGTATATAGTTACGTTGCTTCTTTTTTCTAGTCATCAAAGGAAGCTCCTGTATTTGTAATGACGAAATCAACAGCAATAAACTCAATAGATCTTGCAGGCTTCAAGAAAATCTTTGCATACATTATGTTTCTATCTACCAGATCCGGGGTGGTGGTGGTGTCATCCAAAACAACCTTGAAATCAGACAATCCGAATCTAGTCTTTATACTTTGCAATTCGGGTACGACGGCATTGATGAACCGGTTCCACGTTTCTTGTACATTCTGCTCAAAAAGAAGGTTATTTGAAATTCTTGAAACAATCTTTTTAATGAAGATCAGCAATCTTCGAACGTTAATCCTATCTAAAGCAGACTGTGTTGACTGAAGTGTCTTTTGGCCGAACACGACCAAACCTTCTGAAACGAATGAAGCTATTGGGTTTATGTTCGCTTCATATAGCGTATCTCTGTCTCTTGATAATAACTGCTCCGAAACCTGCAGCACAGGTACCCCAGCGTTCCCTTGGTTTAGGCCGCCGCGGTTGAATCCTGCTGGTGCAAACCACACTTCATCTCTCTTTTCGGTGTAAGCCATGACCCCTAGAGCAACCACTGACGGTGGTACCCAGACATCTCTTGAACTCTGATCGTCTCGGATCTTACACCAAGGATAGTAGGTGGCACCATATGAAGAGTTCAGCTGCCTCTTGACAAGTGCTGCAGAAGCCCTTTCTGGGGTTGTTTGTATCCTCTTGTCAAAACTTGTGCAAGCGTCCTCGAAAGGCGGCACGTATACGCTCTCAAGATCGATAATTGCCATGGAATCCCCCCTGTCCTCACATGCTCTGACAAGTTTGGTTGTCAATGAATCGTTGGTGATACCAGGCATTAAGGCTAAGTTGTGTTCGACTGCTTCTGCATTCTTTACAAGCTCTATTGCTCGATCAATAGAGGCATAAGCGTAATGATTAGCAGTGGATTTGCCCTTTATTATTTTGTTGTTGAACGGATTCGCTTCTCTAATATTTGTTCCGTCGAACCCTCCAGCTAGTGGTACGTGGAAGCCCCTCACAATTTCTGCAAGTGGGCGTAGCGCGTCGGACGAGCCGGATCCGGCGGCGATAATACCAGAGAATGAAGTTGAATCCTTTCCGCCAACGAAAGCCTGGATGTTGAGCAGGCCGCTGGCTGTTTCGAAGCCGGTGACAGGCGCAAGAATGTTTGCAACGTTACCTGTGGTGCCGGCTTTATCCATGGTTAGCGTAATCTTAGCGGAGGTAGAGCCAATCTTTGCTGTGATTCCCTGTACTTTATGGACAGGGGCCGTACCGAGATTATTCGCTCCGTATTTATATTTACCACTGGCGACGCCATTTATAGCTGCAACAATCGTGAGCGCTAAATCGGCGTCGTCTGTGACAGCCTGCCGACTAATTCCGTAAGTTCTTACACCTTCGTCGGATTCGACGGCTGCACCAGAGTCAAGCAAGACCGTATATACAAGGCCGTCGCCGCCGGCTGCTGTTGGTACCGTTATTGTAAACTTGTCAGAATTGGCATGCCCAGTGATGTTGATTGCGTCGGCTAGGACTGCCTTCACCTCGACCTTCGATCCGGGTGAATAGTAGGCTGTTTTCACTTCTGATGCTCTTGATATACTAGCCGTAGTTATATTGTTGACTGGTGAAGGGACCAATACAACTTCATCCATCGAAAATTTAAACGCATGAGCAGTCTGGTCAGAGGTTGCATTTCCGTCATCTTGATCCGTTGCCAAGATATTTCCATCGAGATCAGCCAAGCGGCGGACGTGGTCCGCATATCCGGGGTTTATTTCCCTTGTCACAGTTGTCGCCTTGCCTGAAGTGTAACTTCTCTTATAAGCGGTGGCTCCCATGTAATAGGCGTCATCTGAAGAAGCTGTAATCACTATCGGGAATTCAGCCCAAGATGCGGAGAAGCCCAAAACGGAAGATCCGCTTGGGTGGGATGATACCCAGCGGCCAGCTGTGGAACCGCTAAAGTTAACCCCTGGTAGGCCGGCGGCGGGATTGGGCTCGCGGCTACCTGTTAAAGTCAGTGGAGTAACGGGTCCCAAGAATCCAAATGGAACACTCTCTGGGTTGTCTGGGCCCTGGCCGCCGTCAAAAAGAGAGTCCATATCCACTCTAACATATTCTGAAATATTTGGATGTGTTCCGTAAAGTTTGTTTCTCTTTTCAGATGCTGACCAGAGCATATACTGATCTCCGATCATCTTAGCTACGTAATTGTCAGACGCAGGATTCAAATTACAATTATCAAATCTCTCTATTTCTTCTATACGAGAACTGGTTACTCTTTTTACAACTACACTGAAAGTGCCATAAAGCTTGTCGCCCTGTTCGCCGGTTCGAGGGATCTTAATATCCTCTATCCCGATTATTAAATTTGAGTTTGCTTCTGATCCTTCCTGGATTGCGATGAGTCGAAATAATTTCTGCTGGTTATCCACACTGTACGCGGAGTTGTCCATAGCTGTATCGTTGCTTATTATCCAGCCTGTTCTGGAAGCCACGAGAGAATGAAGAGAAGATCTGAATTCTGCCATTTCATCATCAAGTTTCAATACAACTGCGGCGCGCTTGTGATCGTCGGTTATCGAAGACTCAAATTTCCTTATCGATTCTTCAAAAGTCTCTCCAAGCCAATACTCGTCAGCTAGAGTTGCTGGTGCTGGTGACATTATCCTCGAATTTGTAGCTACCGGATTAGTGTTAAAATCTTTTCTTATCTCTTCCGCTAAAAATTTAACCTCCCTAGTCCTACTGTTCGATCCGGACAAAATTAAATTCAGACGATTTGATGCTTCGCTAAACAATACAGGCGTCCCAGGTTCTGCAGTGTGGGTTGCTGATCCGGAAAGCGATTTACCCTTCAGTTTCACGCCGAATTCGGCGTCGGTACCATAGAAAATTCCAGCCAACTCAAGATCAGGATAAGAAGCGGCCATGGTGGCATGAGTACCTGAGGCGAATAAGAACAATCCGTACGCGTTGGTGGCTTTCCAGCCGGGCTCTCCGTCGCCGCCTGCGATGGAATCCTCTCCAGGGACACCCGCTAATCGAACGACCGTCACCGGGGAGTCGATGTCTGCGGACAAGTATGCTTTCGCCGCGTATGGCAAATATGATTCTGCCAAAAGGTCAGTTCCCTGTCTCCACGGATCTAAACCTTCGTTTCCGGGCATTGGCTTGCCGAACACCCTCTCAAACTCTTCTAACGATTTTACTTTGTAAGGTTTCATCGCAGGACCTTTTCTTGTGCGGCCAATTATAACTGGTCCGATGCCGGGGGCTTGGCCAGGAAGTTGTGAATTATCGATCTCTTTAAGAAAGACTCCAGGTGAAACAAATCTAAATTTTCTAGATGCCATATTATCTTCTCCTTTTCGAGGGGGACATATAAATGTTATTTTACTTAATAAATAGTTTTTGTATGTTCTAACGGAAAGAAGAAAAGGAAAAGCCCGCCAAAAAGGCGGGCTGAGGTAGGAAATATCAAACTAGGTAGGGTATTATTTCTTGATATATTGGATCACGATTGCATCATCTTCCTCTGGTTCGTCTGCGAACTTAATCATTTTGTTCGCGGTAGAGCCTGAATTGAGAAGCTCATAGTCGTGAGTTCCGTGGACCGAACCGGATTTGACCTGCAACATACCGTTTAGGTAAACCTGCAGTGATCCAACTACTATTTCTTCGTCCAGCGGTGCGAAGAGGCCAGAATAACTACCTGTGCGAGCAAAATTCCCCGGTCGGGTGTTAGTTGAGCAAGTCGGGAAAAGACCGGCGGAACCTGTTGACCCGGAAAAGTGCTGAAGCTCATAGGAGATCGATATTAGACCGGTGGCAGCAACCTGGATGCCGTCGCCCTTCGCAAGAGCAAGGACATCCGAGATTTTGTCTCTCTTGACCAAATTGTCAGTCGCATCTTTGAAGTATAAGTAGTCCGCGTCGATGTCAGCGACGACCTCTGCTGCCCCATCAAGCCTCACTGTTCCACCAACCTGAAGGGTTGATGATGCAGAAACCGCACCAGCTGTGCTTACAGTATACTTATCCTGCACTGCCAGGCCTCCGCCGGCAGAAACCAGGCCTGAACCTGATATGGTTGTTGCTCCTGCGATTGCGTTAGCAGTCGTGACGCCACCAGAGAAAACTGCACCGGCTTGAAAAGTCGGCACACCTTCAACATTTAGAGTGCCATCGATGTCAGTGTTACCACTTGCATCAACGGTGAACTCGGCGTTTGTGATGCTGCCGACCGTTAGATCGCCAGACGCGTCAATGGTTGTCGCTCCTGCGATTGCGCCGGCGGCGGTGATCCCACCACCCTGTAGGGCCAACGAAGTGCCTCCGAGAGCATCAAAAGTACCAGCGGCACCGGAGACGATACCTTCAACAGTAGCGTTGCTCGAAGCTGCGATGGTTGTTGCACCAGCAATTGCGCCAGCGGCGGTGATCCCACCACCCTGTAGGGCTAACGAAGTGCCACCAAGGGCGTCAAAAGTACCAGCGGCGCCGGAGACGATACCTTCAACAGTAGCGTTGCTCGAAGCCGCGATGGTCGTAGCGCCGGCAATTGCACCAGCGGCGGTGATCCCACCACCTTGTAAGGCAAGCGATGTGCCACCAAGGGCGTCAAAAGTACCAGCTGCACCAGAAACAATACCTTCAATAGTAGCATTACTGGAAGCAGCGATGGTTGTTGCACCAGCAATTGCACCAGCGTTGGTAATTCCAGCATTGTTCATGCTAGCACCTGCTGTGAATG